CGTGACATCGGCTGCGTCGAATAATCCGTTGGTGACGGTCTTGCTTCCCAATAGCTGCGTTGTACCTACCAACGCCGACGACGCTGCCGACCAAAACTCATGCGTTGCGCTGTAGGCGTATGTACCCGTGTCAATCAACGCGATCCGTATGTTATCGGTGGCAAGGTCGATAGGCGTGCCGGTTGATATAGTCGACGCTCCTATAAGCTTCTGGAGGAACTTTGGATACAATACGTTTGACATGTCTTACTCCTCAGTGATTTCAATTCCAACCGGATTGCCGGTCTCATCGCTGATAATTTTCCCGACCTTTCGACCGGCTGGCTTCGGCGCAGCAACCGGCGTTTCCTGCATCGTCCTTAGTGCGATTCGGATGCGTTCAAGCTCCTGCTCGTCCGCCAAACGTCGCTCCTCAAGCATCTTTTCTGACTCCGCCAACCGTGTTGCCATGCGCTCAAGCTCAAGCCGCTGCAAGTCGAGGATATTGTTTACACGATTGTTTTCCTTTGTGATTTCCTGTTTCGACATCTCGTTGTCGCTCTGTGCCTGTATGCGCATCATCTCGACTTGTAATTGAGCGTTCTTCAATTCCAGTTCCTTGTTTTTGAGGAGTAAGCTTTCCTGGTCGAAATACGCCTTGTTCTGGATTTCTTGATTTCGGAGTTGGGCGTCCATCGATGCAATCTGTAGGTTGGCCTGTATCTGTTCAATGTTCGGATCCGGAGGTGGTTCCTGCTGTGCGGCCGCTGCCTCCCGTGCTTCCGTGATTTTGGTAATGGTGGCGAGTGCCGACTGGAACATCCCGTCTAGCTCCTCGCCACCCTTGTATCGACGTACGACGTTCTGAAGGAGCGCCATAGAGAAGTTTGCGAGGGGAGGGTACTGCTCAATCATGCCCGACATCTGCTGAAAAAACGAACTGACCGATTCGATCATTTCAAGCCCTTCGGCCTTCTCCCGCTGTTGGTCAAGCGCCACCATGCTGTCGGATGATACCTCGATTCGGTATGCCCGTTGCTCGTCGTCGCTGATCACCTCGTATATTTGAGCCTTCACCGACTCAATCATTAGTTGTGGGTCCGGTGGAGGCATGTTCGGATCTTCGCTTGGCTCTGGCTCCGGAATCATTGGACCAATAAGAGCATCGGCGTCAGCCACGTCCATGATAACCGCCGGATCAAACATTTCGGCTATGATAGCAGAAAGCTTGTTAATGCCGTCCGATACGAACTTGGCGAACTGATTTTGCCGAACAATAAGACCGAGCGACGACCACGCCGACTCGAGTCGGTTGGCGGTCGCTGTTTTGCTGGGATCGCTGGCGCCCCGAAGGAGGTCAGATACCTTGAGGGTTTCGTATAGCTGTCCCAAAGCGTTTGCCCGTGCCTCACCGAGTACCTGCAAAGCGTTAATGAAAGGGGACACGTCAAAGTATTCCACCCCGTTGGCCCCACCGCCACGGCCCTTATAGCTTGGCCAATTCATGACCGGAATGAACTTTAAGTCGCCCTGTAGTAACTGCTCGACCTGCGTGCCCATCGTAGCATCATAAAGCGCATTTGTTCGGATTGCCTCGACCACCGCTGCGATGCGTGTTGTAAGCCGTTCAATCTGTAAGATTTGGTCCTTGCAGTGTACGTAGTCCGAAACCGGAATAACCGAGTCTGGGTCAACCGACTGGCTAATTACGCTACACGGGAAGAAGCCCTCAAACTCGACGGGAGGTTCGCCTTCCTGAATAATTGAGCGGTCGCCGTTCTGCTGCATCCAATATACCCGCTCGGTGGCCTTACACCATATTTCAAAAACCTCGGCCTTGCCCTCGTATGCCTCGCGATCCCGCCTCCAGTCGCGCTGTATCGCCTCGGGAAAAGCGTCGTAGCTGAGTTTCTCCGCTGCCTCAACGCCAAAAATTTTGCGTGCTGCCGCCTTGTCGAGGAACGCCCGACGAGCCACCCATTCAATTTCGCTTTCGTTGCGAGCGTCGTTGGTGAGAAAATCGTTGTAAGCGATGACCTCAAGAAGTGCCTTCTCGTCGTCCTTCTTTTCGACTTGTATGCGCACCGTGACAATCTCTGTGCCGTCGGTCGGCTCAATGATTTCGATCCCCTCCTGGGTCACGTCAAAGATCGCCCCGCTCTGGTCGGCAAGATTTCCATCCGGTGTTCTAATCAGAGCTATTTCCGTTACCTCTGTCTCAAACGAGCAATCGTATCGAGCCCACAATACCGCCCGACCGGTCAGAAGGAATGACAACGCTGCGTTGTATCCTACGGCGTCAAAATCAAAATATTCGTCCAGTGCATATTGAACGTTGCGCTCGAGTACCACGGCGCCGAGCTCCGCAGCCATTCCGCCGGCTCGCTTTCTTAGTTTCGCCTGTGCTTTCGGTGTGCTGCTGTAATACGCTGGGAGCAACGTGTTAACACAATACCACCACACGTTGAGCCGACGTTGAACGTTGTTTAGGTCACGCTCTGCCCGATATAGCTTGATGCTTTCCTCGGAGCGGTCGAAGAACTTTTTGTGCCGTTCTTCAGCGAGTTGGATTTCGCTTTTCCAGTAGCGAGGTGTGTACTTTTCGAGAGTTCCGACGGTCTCTGACTTGGCCATTAAAGCTGCGTCCTTGCGTTGTTGCGCCTGACTTGCGCGATATACTCGCCGATCAATATCTTACCATCGCGTGCTGGTTCTACCACTTTTTTATGTTCGCTGTCGAGGAGTCTCTCTTTGCATAGGTATCTGAGCGCATCCGCAACGTGGTCGTCGCCGGTCGTATCAACGTCCTCCGTGCGGGTTAGATCAAACTGCAACGCCGGCAACGAGTCAATCAGATACGGACAAGATGTGGTGACGTATAGCATCGCCGGATTGCTCATAAGCCGTTGTCGTATCTGCGACCAGCCGGAGATCCGGTCGTTGTCTGCCCGCTTAAGCGTCGGATGCCCGCCCTCTACCAGTTTCGCGTTGATTTGGTCTGCGATACTTAACCCGCCGTCGTGTTTGAACATCGCCGGATCGCCCACGCAAATAGGTTTCTCGCCACGACCGGCCGCCGCTACTTTCACGCCCTGATCGGCGTTTTCGACCTGCTTTCCCCATAGCTCGCGATAGATAACGATTGAGCCTTTGGGATAGGGTACCTCCCGCCCGCTGTCATCCTTGCCCGACGATACCGCTCCCCACACGGCTGCAAACGGCGAAGCATACCCCCAGTCGTAACCAAGATACCTCGGCCAATGCGTCGGTATCGCAAATGGTGCGATGATGTGACGGCTCCCGAACTCTGGAAAATACGCTCCTTGCGTAATCTCAAAGTCACCCTCAAGCCATGCCCGCACCAATTCGGGAGACCCGACCAAATGGAGCCGGTCGATATACCCTGGGTCTTTCTCCAGGAGGATGCGGTTATCCTGAACAGTTGAGGGGATATACACGTATTTGACCGAGTTCCCCGTAGGTAGTTTCCAGTCGAGCGTCCGCATCCCCAACGGTGCCGGTTTGTAGAAAACCTCTCTTATCCACCGATGCCCTGGACCGCCTGGGTTAAACGTCAAAATGAGTTGGATCGGCACGCCGCCAACCGACCGGAGCGCTCCAAAAAGTTTCCATATTGGCGCAGGGTCCGGATAGTTTCCCGCCTCTTCGACGGCTGCGTTGGTCAAGTTTTGGCCCTGGTATTTTTGAGCGTCGGCGTCATTCTCGAGCGGCCGAAACCGGATGCGGCCTCCTGAAGGAAATACGAACATGCGTTTCTGTTCATACCATTCGGCGCCAACGGGGAGGTATATCTCCCTGGCCCGCTCCATTAGATCGTCAGCCTGAGGCATTTCGCGACGGAAAAACACAGCGTTGAAAGGCTTTCCCCACTTTTGCGCCAAGATGCCGAACTTGCCCAACACGCCGTCGGTCTTGCCTCCGCCTCGAGCACCTCCGTATCCTATCAACGGATGCGGTGCTTTAATGAGAGCGTGTTGGCGACCCCGCTGCGGCGCCCACGCCACCGACTCCGTACTGTTTTTGCCACTCGTCTTCGTCAAGAGGCTCCTCCCGAATTACGCTCTTGTGAGTCACTTCGCTAACTGTTTCAATTCGCGACACCTCTCGCCATCCCGCCTGCGTTTTTAAGTAAAAGATAATCGCCGCGATATTACCTTGTTTTATAGCGTCCAAAAGCTTACCCGCTACAAAAAGCCGTGTTCCCGCTTTTCCTTCCTCTATCTCTTTTGCGCAGTATTTGTAGAGCGTCGTCTTGCTCATTCCCCAAATTGCGGCCACGTCCTCAGCTGATACTAAACCAGCTGCTCGCTTGATTTTTTCTCGGTCCTCATCCGTCAGTGTTTTCTTTTTCATAGGCAAAGCACCTCTTGGCGTAATCGATTTGCAGCCAATTCGCAGTATCTTTCCTCTATCTCGATTCCAATAGCCTTTTTTCTCAAATCTTTTGCGGCCCTCAACGTAGTCCCCGACCCGCTAAACGGATCTAATACCACGTTTGCGTCAGGATATATTTTTTCAATGATTTGAAGCATTAAGGTGATGGGCTTTTCAGTCGGATGTATTCGCTTGCCTCCGTTTTTGTTTACAACTCCACCATGTAGCACTCTAAACATCTGATCAAAGCCGCTTTTTTTTGAGGTCCACGCCAATTCGAATGCGCTTCCCAACATACGGTCAGCGGAAACAGAACACCTCTTGTCCCAACAAATCCATCGCCCTCCATAAGGTAACAGATTCGGAAAGTTGTTTGCGCCAAAAATCACCGCGTCTTTTGCGTTTCTTAACCAAGCAAAAAGACTTTGCACGACTTCCGTCGACAAGTCATTTTGAATCGATTGCCATTCAACATTTGATGCTCGATGTCCCTGCCAATTTATTCCATAAGGAGGGTCGGTCAAAACCAAGTCGACCGGCTCGAGCGATGGCAATACCTCACGGCAGTCCCCGCAATATAACGTGACATAGTCGTCTTGATAGTACGGTTTCAAATCCTTAGTTTATTCCTCCTCCTCCGGCGGCTCAGGTAAATAGCCCCAATATGTTATCTCTTCTGGTAGTATTGCAATCGTCTGCCCAGCTTCGTACCACCTATCATTATCCCAAAAGCCATATAGCACACTTGAAGAAAGTTTTGAGTTTACAAAAAGGACTACAGTATCTTTAGGCGGCATTTCATCTTTTACTGAGTGCCATTTAATAGACTCCCAACTCATGATTCCTCCTTCGGTGGTTTATACGGCATGGCAAACTCTTCTTTGTTGATGCCAAGAATTGCCAGAACATAATTGTACGCTGCTTGAGCTGATTTGTTATCCTCCCAACTAGCTAGTGTTACCAACGCAAGCTCTAACTTATCGCAACGTTCCCTTAGCTCTCGTAATTGTCTTGTAATTATTCCTTCATAACTTGAACTCATTCTTCCTCCTTCGGCGGCTCAGGTAACGGCATCCAATGGGTAATTTGATCCTTGTTGTAATGTCTCCATCCACTGCACACACTAGGATCTCCTGATGCAGTTTCAATAAAAACATATTCGCTTGTTCCGCATTTTATCCATGCTAATACATTAGTGTTTCGATCTGGCAATCTAGTCTTCACTGAGATCCAGTTGTTAAGAGTTGCTGAACTACTGACATCAACCATTTTGCTCATGTCGAGGATATGCTCGCAGGTATCCGGCACCACTTTGCTGGCGTCAGCATTATGGTCAGTCATCACCTTGTCGGCGTCAGCAAGCTGATCCTGTGCTGCTTTGTAGCCAGCGAGGAAGGCTTTATACATTTCATGACCTTCGCCAACCAAAACACATTTAGTCCCAATCCAATCGTCTCGACCTATAGTCTTCGCATATTCATCGGATAAAATAGGCTCGCAATAATCTCTCGCCAACTCTTCAGGTGTTTTAGTCATCGGACCCCGCCTGCGCATCGATAAGAGCGCCAAAAGCTTGCCACGAATACCCTCCGACCTTGCGCAACCGAGCCAAGTCAGACAACGACATTTTCTTTGCGTGCATAGCCGTTGCCCGATAAGTACTTGGACTTTTTCCCATAAGTTTCGCCAGCTTATACTGAGTCACGCCTAGGTGTTTCCGCACAATAATCGGGAGGGGTTCACGTCTCATGCAATTATTTTACGACATGATGCGCTTTTTTGCAATAAGCCCCTTGTAACACGCTTCGGTATTGTGTATTTTCACAATACAGCAATTAAGCTGCTTTTGCGGAGACTACCATGCGATTCGCTCTTTCCTTTACCTCTCACGACATCAACGGCCGACCGGTTTCGGACGTTAAATGGACTCGGCTCGTTATCGAGGTCGATGCTTCCACTGGCGAAATTGAGCCGGTCGCTTTCTGGCGTGGCTACGATAGCCTCCTCAAGTGTGCCGATGTCGTGACGGACATCAAAGGTATTTGCAAGTACCTTTCAGCGCGAGCGCCTTTCGGCGACGTGGTTTCGGTCACGTCCAACTACAACTACGACGTGACGTACGCCTAACCTGACGGGAGGGGAAACCCTCCCTTTTTTGGAGACAACGATGCGCACAAAAATATACCCAGCAAACGCATACCAAGCCGACGAGCGAATCGTCGAGGTAACGACAACCGAATCAGGCACGGCATATTGGAAACACCCTCGAGCGGACTACCCACACGGGACTTTTTCCGACGTGTACCCAACGTTCTCGACCTATCGCAAGGCTATCTCAACCGCTCTGGCTCTGGGGTATGCGGTACGAGTCGATCAAGCTTTACAAAACAAAATGTCAAAAACCTTAGGAGGAAACAATGACTAACGCACTAACGACAATCGACTATAGCTCGCAGGAACTTCTGACGACGCTGCGGAATACCGTAGCAGTCGGAGCAACGCCCGCCGAGTTTGAAATGTTCGTTCAATTCTGCAAGTCGACCGGTTTGAATCCGTTCAAGAAGGAGATTTGGTTCATTAAAGACCAACGCTCCGGACGCTTGCAAATGATGACCGGCATCAATGGGTTCTGGACGCTCGCGAACTCTTTTCCCGAGTTTGACGGCGCCGAAACTGGCATGATTTCCGCGACCGGCGAATGGGTCAAGAGCGTGCCGGACGGTAGTTTCATCGGCGCGTGGTGCCGTGTATACCGCAAAGATCGGCGCATACCTCAAGAGGGAGAGGCGCTGCTTGCCGACTACAAAAAGCCTCATGGCATGTGGACGAGCGCTCCTCGCATTATGATCAAGAAGGTCGCTGAGTCGATAGCGCTCCGAAAAGCGTTCCCGAGTCAGCTAAATGGCCTGTATACGGCTGAGGAAATGCCGGCTGAATACCAACCGCCAAGGTTTGAGGGTAAGACCGTCGAGATTTTTGACGACTGCCGCACGCCGGAGCCGGAGGAGGTCCACACCGAGGCAAAAGCAAACGGGTACGTGCGGGAGGCTGTGACTATCGCCGATGCGATTGCGGCTGCGCCAAAGGCACCGGTCCGAAAAAGTAACGACCATATCGCCCAACTTACGACTTTTTACGATACCGGAACGCTCGAGGGAGACGCTAAAGAAAAGGCCGAAGCCTACCTGACGCATAACCTTGCCGAGCGTGTGCGGGACAACTTCTGGCGGTCGCGAATAAGGCTTAAAAAGCTTACCCAGTGCATCGTACCGGAGGAAGCGATTGAAGAGGGTAAACAAGACGATTTTCCAAACATATAAGGGGGAAAAATGACAATCTGGAACTTTTTTAGAACAAAACAGGTCGTACAAGCCGACCGAGCCGAAAAGCAGTTTGCGGTAAAAACGTGCGAGAAGTGTGGCAAGTCGAAAACGCTTAAAGCTTACGACCGCCACAATTTAGCCAAGGACGGCCATCGCAATACGTGCCGAGCGTGCCGAAAAATAGGCAGTGCAGCGGTTGAGGCGACGAACGGCGTCAGCATAACCATCCTCAAAGTAGATCCCGACCAAAGATCGGCGTTGCAGGAACTTGCCAAAAAGACCGGCACGTCGGCGAACGATGTTTACCTGGACATGGTGGAGAGTTACTTAGTTTTAAGGGGTCTAAAATGAAAACGATTAGAAAAACAGCGTTAGATTATTACAAGGAAAATCCAGATAGTCACGGGTTTGAGGATGCTTTCGTATCGGGAGCGTTTTGGATGTTCCGAGCAGCGCTCGAGTGTGCTGCCGGTGAAACAAAGGTGACGATGCTGAACGACGACGATACCCATCAAAATCCGGAGGAGTTTCTCGCTGGGTTCAAAATGGGGATGGCGGTCGTATGTCGGCATCTCGCACTACAGATTGACGAGGATCATGTCAGTCTGATAACGCCTCCCGATGCGTAGGCACACGCTCGTGCGACGGCGCACGCCTTGTGCAGTCGGCTATGCGATTGTCGTCGCAAGTTGTAACAAGCAAGCTTTTTTTAATTTTATATTGAGGAGGAAAGGCAACGACTATCGAGGAAAGCAGTTTACTCGCGGTTCGGATCGTTATTGCGCAAGCAATAACAGCCAATACGAGTGATCTACCGTGCTCGGAAAAGGGTTGTCAAGAGGGGGAAAGTGTAGATTTGTGAAAATAATTTTCAGTTACGTGGTAAGTGTGTGAAGAATGGTGGGTGTATGAATGAAATTGTAAAACGTAAGTTGAGTCGGTCGGAGGTCGAGCGGTACCTGGT